CACAAACTAAGTTTGGTGCTCAAATGCAAGTTTTCAGTGTTAAGCCGTTGCCTAAGAAAGATTTAACTCAACAACAAAAGCCTTAACTATCAAAGGCTTACATTACAATAATTGCGTATAATGTATATTATGTTAAATGGTATATCTAAAGCGGTGCGCTTCTATTGCTGTCAGATCGCACCGCACATTGACAGCTTGAACTGAATCGCTGTCAAGTGTATACGCAAGTAACATAACATAGAGTTATGCGAAATCCGAACGTTTCTCAACTTGCGCTCTGGAGAGTCTGCGCAAGTTTGCGAGACTTGTTCTTCTTTAAAAATCAGGCTTAATTAAATTAAAAAACTTTCTGTCTTGGCGTAATGTCTAGACTACGCCTTAGACCACTCAGATAGCATTCAAGATCAGGATAACTACACGTTGTGGTCTAATTCCCCTGAAGACATTACTTTGTTGATTCCTCGTCACATCGAATGACGGGATTTTGTTATCAGAGAGAAGAAATTCTTATTTTAAACACTCGTATGCACGCTTAAGTATGTCCTTACCGAAGTAACATAAAATTGAAAGTATTGAGCATAATGCAATGACTGTTAAATAGAACTCAGTTGACATTTTTGACACTCTCTCTAAATTTTTACATCGTTGTTTTTAATGACATTCTCAACAGCCTGGTTCGAGTTGTCAATTTGCCTATTTGACATCGTTCCAATCTCTCCAGTAGACATTGATTTTCTAGCACCTGAATAATCAAACGGACGATAGCCATTTAGATATTTTCGACAGTCTTCTTGTGAAATTTCAGGCATATAATCACCATATTGATTCACAGCCATTAACTTTCCACCTCTGACAGTTAAAACACCTGACATTCTAGGCATGTCATTTACTGTGATCGGCATTTGCTCAGGTAATTCTATATCATAAGGCTTGTTAGGATTATATTTAGTTGTGATCGTATTCATATCGTTTGGGTTACGAGCTGATAAATCCGAAATTCGTTGATCATGTGCTTTTTTATCAAACGCATCTCGACACATTTCTTGAGTCCACTCAAGTTGTATCTGACAATCTTCAATCTTTCGTTTTAATTCTTCGGGTGTATCAGGTTCTACTTTAGTGCTACTGGAGGACTGTGCAGTAATATTTGGTTCTACTTTATTTCCGTTTTTATCTGTTGTCATTGCATCTACATCATCTTTAGACTTACCGAATAGATAGAAACATAGCGCAGCAATAATACATAACGTAAATACAGCACCAACAACAAATGTAACTAGATTCATATTAAAGTGCGTTTGACGATCTGATGCTTCACCATCTTTTGTCGATTTATATAACTTCCAGTATTTCTCCTCAATTTTATATGTGAATGTATCTAATGCAGTGGCTTTTAAATTCTTGGTGATATTCGTTTGCGCACGTTTAAATACATAACACTTTGAAACTGTTTTACTAGCAACTTCAACATAATAATGTTCAGACACCATTTCTTTAATGTCTGTATTAATTAACTTGGTATTTGGAGTAATTAGCCAAACGTCAATATGATTATGTCTTAACTGGGTAAAATCCACGATTTCAGAATCACGTCTTGATGAGAAGTGTTTACCGAACTTCTCATTAAACTGAATCTCATCCATGATGATCAGACTGTAGTGATCACATTCACGCCAATCCTTTGGCATATCTGTAATGCCTTTTGCAAGTTCAGCATGTCCACGTATGTTTGAATATATCTTCTTATAGTTATGCCCTTTTTGTACAAGCTTTTCAGCTTCCATGACAGCAAGATAGGTCTTGCCTGAGCCGAAAGATTCACCAGTGATTAACCGTACTTTACCGCCTACGCCTGACATATCACGCCCCCATTTTACGAATTGCTAATTTGCCCGAATTGAGCGTGATTAAAAATATTGCTACAGAGATAAAACTACTTAATACATGATCAACGCCAAATATACCCATCAATGACAATAAATCAGGTGCCAAACCATTTAATCCACTAATCTGACTATTAAACGCAAATTGAACGGCTGATAATGTGCCCAAATAACTGACTATTCCAAGCCCTGCGCCTAGTAATATCTTTTGAACAGCATTTTTTAATAACCATTCGATAATTACGATAAGTATTCTAGCCATTAATCTTTACTCCTTAATCCAATTAATAAGAAGATCAATGCACCTAAATAACCGATTGCAATAATATACGGGCGTGCTTGATGTCCAAATGTACATATCCAAGTTAAATCTTTTTCTACTGTTAAAAGCCCTACTTTTTCAGTTGTCACCTGAAACGGGCAGTATTGTCCGAATTTGACATGATCTTCACGTGTATAAGACGTGACTTGTTCTTGTTGTATTTGTAAAGGCGTACCTTGCATCTCTCCAGTAGTCGGCTCTTTTGTGAAGAAGTCACTCAAATCCTTAAGTGTGTCACATACTGCCTTACCACCTTTTTCACAGAATTCACCGCCTAAGCCATTGCCACCATCGGGATTCGGATTAGGGTTCGGATTCGGATTTGGATTCGGGTTAGGATTGGGGTTTGGATTCGGGTTAGCGTTAGGATTCGTATTCGGATCGTTAGGATTGGGACTATTCGGGTCAGGATTATTCTTTACACATATTTCTTGACCTTTATAAAACGTACGATAATAACCACTCGGACAAGCTTTTTCGTTGGGCGGATTATCACAATACTGTGCGCCTTGTTCACAACCACTTGGCGGTTGAGTAGGCGGATTAGGATTAGGTGGATTAGGTTGAGTATTAGGGTCATTCGGATTCGGTGTATTAGATGAATCTTTAACACAAATCTGCTGATTATTAAACATCGCTTGCTTGTAACCAGTCGGACATGCTTGATCATCAGGTTTTTTACAATAGCCATCACTACCCGAAGCGTTTTTACATTTTGATGGGTCCATAGGTGGTTTAGGAGGTTTAGGTTGAGTATTGGGATCAGGATCGGGTTGAGTACATTCAGCACCAGTCGATATGTATCCATCACACGTCTCAGTACCATTTTTTCCGCCCTCAAAGTCAACTTGAACACATTTAGAAGGACCAGACTTAATATAACTACATTTATTAATACATGTCTGAGTAGGCAAAGAACGATCAGCCCACCATTTAATGTCACCCTCTTTGCCAGTCGGACAAGCAATTTTTTTACAAGAAACTGGTGGAGATGATGTACCACCCGGACTTTTTGTTTTTACATGACAACTACCCGACATTCCGTCTGCACTTGAAACAACTTTATCAAATACCCAATCTGAATTTATAGTCTGAATACTAGCGACTAAAGAAGAACAAGCTTGACCAACTGAACTACCACTCCCTTTGGCTGAACCCCAAGAGCTATTACATTCAATATCAGCAAGCACAGGAAATGATAGAAGTGTTAAAAAAACAAAGACTAAGTAATTTATTAATCTCATAAGAAATACTCAACTACGGTGCAAAGATAATCCAAAACGCTACTAGCGTGATGACGATGAAATAGAATTGCATTTCTTATGTACTCCCATAAAAAAAGCGGGGTGCGGTGCGTACGGTTGTGCGCTCCTCCCCGCTTTTTTATTTTTGATTAGCGAAGCATTGATAGTGCTTTGCGTACGCCCCAAAACGATGGTTAGAACGTAACGGTGTACCTACTAACTTAATCGAATTAATTAAATTCGAGCGAGAAAATCCCAACCTTTTGCAAACACTTTGGATAAAAGCCACAAGTAGTATTTTTGATGCCTTGAGGGGTCAAACTATGAAAATTACAGACGATTCTAGTGTTTATCGTGCAATTGAAACTTCTCCAGTAGTTTTAACCAAAAGCGGTAAACCATCGCAAACACGCATTCGTAATTTATTTGCTATGTACTGCCTTATTCGTGAAAAAGGTCTTGAAGAAATCAAGTCCAATTATGGTAAGTCCCAGTTTCATAACTTGGTTACTCAACTTTGTGAATGCGGTTTCTCTAAAGCGTATTTACAAAACTTGCATGATGACAAGGCTAAAAACATCATTCCGTTCGTGAAGCTCGTTGAGATCGACTTCAATCAACAACTGCCTGAGTGGTATGAACCGCCAGTGTCACAGTTTAACTACCTAATTGCTTAGGAGCATATAGCATGAGCGCAATTGAACAACCAATTTTAACAATCGCAGGCATCCGTAAATCACAGGGTAATTTCCGTTCTGACGATGGTAAATCTGTTGACTACAGCAACACTGTAGTAACTGTTTTACAGCCGTTCAATGAACGTGAGATTGGTGAGGGTGCAATCGGCTTAAAGTCTACAGAGTACAAAATTAAAGGTGCTCAATTCTTCCATGATTATCAGCATGTAGAACTTCCTGCTAAAGCACAGCTTTTATTCCGTTTGGATGTTTCGGGCAAAGTTCCAGTAGCTCAATTGGTCGCATTGAACTTTGAAACACATAAGGCTCAAGCAACTACGCCAAAGCCTGTAAGTGCGTAATCGTCACCAGTACGGAACGGTACATTACAGCCGTTCCATAGGTGTTTTAACTGCAAGTGATTTCAACAAGATTAATGAACATTTAGAAATCACATTGCAGCAATTACAACAAACAGACTGCGCTGATCAAGCCATAACAGATTTAAAACTCTTGATTCAGAAAGTCAGTCATAACGGGGAGTTAAGAAGATGAACGATTTCCTTTCCTTATGCTTTCTTCTTTGGTTGTTAGCTTCATCGTTCTACGGAACTCTTTGTTTCCTAATGAATATCTACCATAGATACATACTTAAGGAAGAAGAATGAGCCATTTATCTTACTGCTGCCCAAAATGTGGCAACACATTTTTTTATGAACAGATTTATTTCCTGCACTTCAACAAGTGTAAAGGATAAAGGATTCGAGTATGCAGATTGAAGATTGCACAGCGACAACGGTAATCAATGGGGTCAATTACTGCATGCTCGTCATACATCAAACCTCGTGGATGGATGAGTTAAACGCTTTAGAACCATTAAAAGTTGTTGCGCTTCTGACAACCACGATTTTGATTTGGTACACCGCTTTCGGTGTCCGAACTGTTGTACACACTTTAGGTTCATCAACAAAAGAGGATTAGACGATGACTAAGAAGCAACTCGCTGAAAAAGCAAAAAAATACTACAACCGTGCTGTTGTAGCAACTGGCGTGACTATCGTAACTACTGCACCTGCTATGGCTGCTGCTGGCGATGGTTCATTTGATTTAACAACTGGATTAGTAGCTGCATCAGTTCTGACTGGTGTTGTTGCAGCAGGTACGTTGAAAGCATTACCAACGTTTACGGCTTTTCATACGTGATTCAAAACGCAATAACCCGACTGTCCAATTGAACAACCGAATATCTGACATGATTTCAACAACCCTCATGGCTGCTTTATCATTCTTTTTAGCAAGCTGCTTTTGAGCATCAAACTGATTGATATATTCATCATGTTTGAGATAGCACTTGTGATTAATTAATCGTGATGATTCACCGCCCCAGTAGGTTGTGCTGTCATAGCGTTTATTGCTAAGGCGTGTTTGACCGTTTGAAATACGGCTCATAAATTCGAGAACTTGCTTGGCTGTGTGCTGATCTTTAACACGAGCTGAATACGTCACATCAATGTGAGAAACCCAAGCTTTTGAAACGTCTAGTTTTTGACAAAGCACTGGGTAAGCCATATGCAAATAACCCAACATCTCAGCAGCACCCTGCTCCAATGTTGAATTACCAAATACGTTATGACCTTGTAATAATTTTGCAGGAGACGCTTTAATTTGGACATACGGCCAGTAGGACGAATCAAAAAAAACCTTACAAGCCATCCCCGTGTAATGTGTGGGTAATGACTCGTAAGGATGAAATAAAGCGGAAGCGTTTAACGTACCGTCTAAGTTCATATGAACGGAACGTGATGCTAGAGGAATATCCATACAAAGTGGGTCAAAATCAATAAATGCATACAGACCATCCTGACCACATACAACGTATTGGTCGGCGAATGGAATATTTATGCAAATATGATCGTTCATCCGTTAATGTCCACATGCATGCAAGAATGCAATAGGCGGAACTTAACACAAATATGCATGCATACACAATACATGCATGCAAAAATACATGTATCATTTTCCACATTAGGAAATCGGGTATGAGATCTATGGTTAAAAGCGTAAGGATTAACGATGAGGAACAAGAGCTTTTAAGGAAAAAAGCTGTTGAATTAAACAAAGTTTTAATTCAAAAAGGTCAACAACCGCTTAGAGACAGCGAGATAGTGCATATTCTTATAGATGAGGGATTAGAACTATTGGAAGTTGGTAACAGTGGGCAAGTGAAAATTATTAAATAATTCCGAAATATCGGACTAGAGTCCACCATTAGAAAGCGTGGACTCCGCGAAATCCGATTTTTGGGCAAAAAAAAGGGAACTTAATGTCACTGCTGTCCCACAAATATCACAAGAAGAACCTCAGTTGAGGTTCTTCTTGCTTATTCCACTTTTTGTCAGGTAAAAACAGAGCCCTCAATGGTTTCCTTTCAAATAAGTTCACCTGAAT